CCCGTGATGGGTGCGGCGTTCGTGTTCGTACCGTCGCTCCGCGGCCGCGGGTCGGCGATGGTGATGTCGGGCTGCAGTGGTCGGGCTTCGAGGGCCCGCTGGTAGTCGGCGTCCTGGCGATTCGTCGTCGGGATGACGCCAGGGATTGCGCGCGACAGGTCCTGCCGGTCCTGGACAGGGTCGCGGCGAGCCGGGGACGGGCCACCGGGTTGCTGAGGCTGAGAGAACAGCTTCTTGAACCCAGCACCGATTAGGCTCGGGTCAGTCAACCACCCGCCGGCACCAATCTTCGACGGGTCATTCAGCCAACCACCAGGTACCCCAAGGCCAGTGCCACCACCACCATTCCCGCCAGCGCCGCCAGTAGCGCCACCAGCACCTCCACCAGTACCTTGGCCAAGACTCTGGTCGCCAATACGGCCGAACTGCGGAGTCGGGAGTATGCCCGGCGCCTTCTGGAAGTTGTAGTTTGGCATTGCACTTTGGCCACCCCACATCATGTTCTGGAAGTTCTGGTTCGACCGGTTCGCGTTCTGCGAAGCGGTATCCATGAAGCTGTTCCAGCCCTGCTGCTGACCCTTAGCGTGCTCAGTGATTCTATCGAGCGACCTCTGCCTCAGGTCCTGGGATTCCCCCATTGCGGTGTTCCACCGCTGCAGGTTCGCGCCCCTCGCCTGTTCGTCTATCTGCTTCTGGTCGAATATCCCGGCCGTCCCCAGCGCCAGCTCGGCCAGTTTGAACAGTAGGTCTATCATCAGGAATCTCCTCGGTAGCCTGACAGGCCCTGTGGACCTGCTCCAGCACGTTGGCCTCTGCCCGACGCAGGGCCCAGTAGTTGTTCAGCTGCTCGCACACCAGCCTGTGAAGGTTCTCTGGGTACTTTCTCATTGGTCCTCTCCTTAAGTAAAGACAACTAGGTATCCAGCAGTTGTACCAGTATACACTTTAACCCAATTCGTGGTCGTGAAGCCGTTCGGGGGAAATAGCGCCGGCCGGACGCCGCCCGTGGTCCCGGTCTGGTCAGTGAGGGTAAATGTCCCCGCCGTGCCGCCCGGGTCGTAGTCCGCGATAATGCCACCCTGAAGGGTTATGTTCGTGTTCAGTAGGACGTCATCATTCACCTGAATCTGGCCGGTGCCTTTGGTTTCGAGCACAAGGTCGATGTTGGTGTCGGTCCCATCCGCCTTGATGACCGGGCCATTACCAGTCGTGGTCTGCTCGACCGTCACGTGGTTCACTCCCGAGGCGACCGGCTCGACCATGAACATCTCGTCCCCGCCATCGTCAGTGACCCGGAAGTTTCCCGTGCCCTGGGTCTGGATGGTGAAGCCCATGTTCGACGTCGACCCCGCGCTGCGGAGGATGACGGCTTGCGAGAGCACGCTGGCGTTGACGAACTCCGCATGGTTCGTGGCCGTGGTAGTCTTCTGGAACCACAGCATCTCGTTATTGCTGTCGTCCAAGATGCCATGGTTATCATCGATGATGATGTTCTGGCTGTTTGTGTCGAGGTTCCCACCGAGCTGGGGCGTGGTGTCTTCGACGATGTTGGCCAAGTAGGAGTGCGTGTGACCAGAGAGGCTGACATCCGTCCCATTGACCGACAGCGTACCGCTGCCCTTCGGTTGCATGTCGATGCTGATGTTCGTGTCCGAGCCCGTGGCCGCGATGCTGAGGTCGGCGGCGATGGTCGAGCTCGTGATGGTGAAGTAGTTCACCGCGCTGGTAGCCGGGACGAACTCGGCGATGCTGTTTGCCCCATTCACCTGGAGCTTGACCGAGCCAGTACCCTTCGACTGTAGTTCGAGGTCGATGTTCGAGTCGGTCCCTGTGGCGTATATCTCCGGGGCAGCTGCTGCGTTTGCAGCCAGGACCGAGACGTAGTTCACCGTGGACGCCCCATCTGAGACGCACACCACGTTGTTCGAGTTCGCACCCTGGAGGCAGGTGATGGATGGGGATGGCCCAGTCAGGACCTCTGCGCCGTTGTACAGGAACAACCCGCTCCCGGCGGGCTGGACGTCGAGGTCTACGTTCGCGTCCCCATGGGTGGAGACGATGACGTCGTTGCCCGTTCCGGCCGCCTTGACCTGCATGTAGTTGATTGCGTCGTCGTCGTTCGTGTCAATCTTGAACGAGGTCCCCCCGCCGGCATCATTCACGAAAATATAGTCGCCAGTGCCCTTGGTCCAGAACGCCAGGTCGACGTCAGTGTTGGTCGAGTCCGGGTCGGCGCCGAACACCACCTCGCCATCGCCCACGTCGATTATCGCCGTGTCGGCAGTGCTCTCATCGGCGTACACACGCAAGGCGGGTACCGCGGTGTCGTGGTTGTCAGTGCTAACTCGAACGAGCCGCCAGTAGAAATCATCAAACAGCAGGTCGTTCGTAATCGGCGTACTGACGTTCGATATGATTTTCCCATCCACATGCAGGCTGCCCTGGATGTAGACATCTGGCGGGTATTCGTCCTCGTCACCAGCGATGAACGCGATGGTTCCCCCGCCGGACTCGATAGTGAAGTCGTCGATATCCATCAGGACGTTGTTGCAGGCGAAGTCGAGGTCCACATCCGTACCGTCATCATTGACCTGGATGTAGTGGTCCCCGCCGGCCGTGAGCCGCAGTTTGACTGCGTCCTCAATGACCATGTTGCCCGTGAGGGGCTGCTTGCCGTCAGACCTGAGGTATATACTCAAGACTCTTTCCTAATGAATATGCCCGACGCATTCGGCACCGTACGCGCGAGGTCTGCGTCGATAGTCTTCTTCACCCTGACCCTGAACTTGTCGCCCGATGTCACATCAACCGTCAATGACACGTTCGCCGTCTGGTTGACGAACTGGATGCCCGTGAGGCTAATGGGATACGAGGCGGCTATGTAGGCCCTGTCGTCCGCATCGATAGTGCTATCCGGCACGATTACCCGCGGATGCCAGGCCCGGGCCACCCCTGGTACCCCTTTTCTGTCATTGACCGAATCGGGCACTAGCTGGCCTCCCCTTCGGTGTATGTCGACCCGTCATCAGTCAGGGTCTTGGTCATGGCCGCCGTCGTGCCGTCGTCGCGGTAGACGATGAGGCTGCCGTCAGTCACTTCAATCTTGTTCCGCAGCGCGGCGTAGAGCGAGTAGACACATTCGCCCAGCGTCGCACTCACCGCCAGCGGGGTAGCGAGGTCGTTCTCGTCGATGTCCGCACCGATGCCGCTCGCCTGGAGGTTCGTATTGACGGTGTTCACCGTCGACTGCAGCGTGGCGATGGCTGCCGTATCAACCAGGATGGCGTCAACATCAGTCTTGAGCTGCTGGCCGAAGGTGCCCGCAGTAGTGTGGCCCGTGGTCGACTCATCCCAGACCGCATCGACGATGGATGCCTCTGAGGCTGGTGCGACCGACACGTCATTCGTTACCGTGGTGGCCACCGTCGCGACAGCTACGGTACCGATTTCGGACGCAGTCTTGTTGTAGCCAGTGCCGTCGTAGTCGGCCTCAATGTTGTCGGCGGCCGCAGTGTCACCACTGACCGAGACGACGTTGACGTCAAGCTTGGCTGTTCCGCCAGCGTAGCCAGTACCATCGAAGAACAACTCAGCGTTGTCTGCCGCGGTGCTGTCGCCAGAAATCTGGACGACGTTCGCACTGACCGTTCCAGAGAGCGGGGTGGAGCGAATGTGAGTGTAGAACATCAGTCCCGCAGACGGGACCAACTCGAACGTGTTCGAGTCCGCAGTGATTGAGACGCTCTTGAAGGTAACCCGAATCGAGTCGCCCTCGGCGTACCCAGAGGATGAGTCGAATACCTCATCGTAGTACACCCTGCCACTACCCTCGTTCATCGCGGAGTTCGACAGGACGCTAGTCCACGACGTGTCACCGATTGCCTTGCGGTCGATGCTGATTGTGCCCTGGGTAATCTCAGTGGCGTTCGGGAGGTCATCTACCAAGTTGGTGATGGCTATGCCCATCCGCCAGGTTGCCGTGTTCGCCAAGTCAATGGCGTTCGGGATGATTGGCTCCCAGTTGATAGCCTGGGTCAACTCCGCACCAGCTGCACCAGAGGTCCACGGCCCAGAACCACCCTTGTTTGTGATGGCCTCCAGGGAGTCCGTCGCGCGGTTGAAGGTCGTGCCAGTGCTCGCCATCTGCGACAGGACCGAGGTCGACCCCATCGAGGTGGCCCATGTGATGCCGCGCTGCGTAAGGATAGAGAGCAGGAACCCGGCTGTTGCGTCGGTGCCGTGTGCTGAGACGATGTCCTCGTCCCAGACCGCATCAGCAACCTCTGAAGCAGTCGGGGCGCTCCCGCCCGCGCCCGTGGTCCAGCTCGCATTACCAGTTGCGATGATGCTGTCGTACGCACCCTGTAGCGAGTCAGTAGTGTTGTCGAAGGTGTCCCAATCAGCCGTGGCTGAACTGCTCACCATCTGGGCGATGACGGAGTTATTGGCTACATCCGTTCCGGTCACCGAGGTCGACAGCAGGTGGTCGAGACGGAGGTCGAAGAAGGTGTTGCGGATAGCCTCAAGTGAGTCGGTCGCCGCGTTGAATGTCCCACCGGCACCAACAGAGATAATCTGGTCGAGGATGCTGCCCGTTGCAATAGAGCCGCCAGTTGTCTTGCACAGGTGGTCGAGGTCTGCCGCCTCTAGTGCGGACCCGCACGCACCGACGACGTCTGTGACTGCCGCGGCGCCGAGGTTGTCGACCGTGGTTGTGGTCGTGACCGTACCAACTGCGGTCACATTCGTCACCGTACCATTGATGTCGGAGGCGTTGATGCTGTCACCGCCTGCACCGGCTATTGCGTGAACGCCGTGACCACTGCTGCCGCCACCTGTCGTGGAGAGCCCGTCGCCAGAGCCGTTGCCCGAGAGCAACATGCCGTGCCCATTTGAGCCGGTAGATGATGCGACGATGGCCGAGCCGGACGAGTTGACGATGTTCAGCTGCGCCAGGTTCAGGGTGGCGTTGTTGCCGGATGTGGCGTTGCCATCAATCTGGGTAACATTCGCAGTCACAGTCCCGGAGACAGCCGTGACCGCCGCAACGGTGTCGGCCGAGGCATCGAAGTCGTTCAACTCAGAGACGAGCTTCGTGGTCGTGTGTATGGTGAACGCTCGGGTAATGGCACCGGTTCCCGTGCACTTGATGCACACGATGTCGCCATTCATGTCCGATGTTCCCAGGTTGATTTGGTGTACACCGTCAGCGATATGAGTCGCGTTACCCACCGAGGAGAACGACCCACCATCCTGGCTTGAGGCCACGGCCACAGTGGACGTGAAGTCGCTGCCGTCAGATGCGGTAATCATTCCGAAGGTGAATCCGGTTACCGCTGTATTCTTCTTGAAGGCCATTAGCAGAAACCCCCGCCATGGACGTTGCCATAGATTGAATCGATTGCGTCTTGTGGGTCAAACGTTGACGGTGTACCACCGCCGGAATTCCATTCTACCACGCTAACGTGGCCAGAGAGGTCGCCCGCCATCATGCCCGACGTGTTGCCGCGCTCGATGAGGACCTCGGTGTTGCTGTTGAACGAGGCCGCGCAGGCGGCCGTCATCATAATGTCGTTGCCCGGGTTGTAGGTGCTCTTCGCGAAGTACCCAGCGAACAGGTCGAGGTGCAGCGACGTCTCATCCTGGTTGACCGCCGGGACAGTGATTGCGTCGGTTGCCACCCCGTCTGCGATACTAAACGGGTACCGGGTAACAGTCGTGCCGTCAGTGAACTTGACCGCCTGGCAGACGAAATGCAATGCGCCATTCGCTGCCACCCTACTTGCCCTGACCGAGGTCGAGTTGAGGTCTGCGAAGTCGCAGAAAATTGTCGCTGGGGAGTTGTTTGCCGCAACAGTCTCAGCGTATGAGAACAGCAGCAGCGTGTCGCCGCCGGTGATAGTGGTGCCAAAGTTGATATCAGCCGTGGTCCCCAGCGCAGACATCGTCGAGTACCCGTGCGCCACTGTGCACGAGTCGTACTTGATACCCTGGGTGGTGAACTCGTGCCGCCGGCCAAGGTTCGAGCTGGAGTTCGATATGTTCGTCACCTCGTGGCGAATCGGGTTGTTCGCCGGGAGGCCTGTGCTTGGGGTGGCAATCTCGAACGTACAATTGTCATCGCCAGCAAACGACGAGCCGTACGTCGCATGGTCGTTCCAGCAGAAATGCTGCCCGCGAGTCAGCCCAGTCATGCCACTCTGCGGGAAGGTGGTCAACTCGTAGAAGTCGAAGAGCGGAGCGCCTTGATTGGTGAACGCATCCTGGTTCCAAGTGTTCTCGTCGCAGTCACAACCAGTATCCCACTCAATGAGCTGGACCTTGTTAATAGGCTGCGTCTGGTTCGAGCCATTGAAGACCCGATACATCGTTAATTGCGTGGCAGTCAGGACCGTCGGGCAGAACCTGAATGACTCCGCCTTGTGGTACGGGGTCGGGTCAGGGTCGTACGTCTGGAAGACAATCCAGCACTTTCGCGGGTCAACCGGCTCTGGCAGGCTGACGGTGCGCGTACGCCCAGACGCCAGGCCCCAGCTCACGTCGAATCTGTGGACTTTCTTGATTACCGCCATATGAACGCCCGGCTCCCAGGGACCTCGGACCAGCCGGTCCCGTCGTCCTTCTCAAGGATAATCATAATCTCGTTAGCGTCTGCGTTACCCACCGTCACCCTGACGTCGAACTCGAACGTTCCATCCTCATTGATTGTTATCTCACCCGCGTTGTACTCGAACACGGTCTCTTCCGAGTTCGTGCGCTGGGCGGCGAACGCCACGGTCGAGAACGAGCTGCCAATGATGGCGTTCCCGGAGGCGTCATAGGACTCGAAGGTGTACGGCTTGTGCACCTCGCGCAGGCCTTGCAGGGCCCGGCGGACCTCGGCGGAACTCTTGACATTGAACCTTCGGATGGGCATTACAGCTTCCTCACCCTTCCGGCCGGCTTAGTGACGGCGTTCACTTCCTCGATGGCCCAGGGCTCGTCGTCACTGTTGCCTGTTATCTTGAGCACGAAGTACGGACCACGGGCACGGGGGCGCTCGGCGTAGTTCAGGCCGGCTGTCCAGGTGCCCGATGCGAAGGCGGTCGCTTTCGCTGCGGCTTCCGCAGTCTGCCCCACGTGAAGGCTCCACGTCACGGCTCCCGACTCGTCGGCGAGACGCCCATAGAGCGCTAACACAAGCCCGTCACCCACAGGGTCCGCTGTCGTGCGGTATGGCGAGTAGTACACGTACGACGGGATTTCGGTCCCGGCGTCAGTGACGTATGTCTTGTCGTACATTCTGACGTACCCGTCTCGGCTCCCGAACAGCGCGGATGCGAGGCTCGTGGTGTCCGAGTCGAACTCAATCGAGCACATCGGCGCAGAGCTGACGAGGTGTGTCGAAGGCCAGAATGATTGCGTCTCAAGGTCGAACCACCAGTGGGTGTCCTTCGCGGTGGCCGTGCCCGACGTCGACTTCGAGGGGAGCATTATGTGGATACCCCTCCCGATGACGTCGTAGGACATGTGCGGCACCACGGGCTTCGTGTCAAGGTTGACCAGCTCCTCGGGCAGGCTCTCGCGGGAGAGGCTCTTGGGGAACGTCTGGGCCCCTGGGGCGAGCGTGTATAGCCCGTCCTGGGAGAGGAAGAACACTGTCGAGTTGTCTGGGCCGTAGCACCACGCACTCTTCCCGACGATGCCGACCGCCTTCGAGACGTTGTCGATGATGCCGTCCGAGGCCGGGTCGCCACGCAGCACCCAGATTGAGTTGGTGCAGCCGAAGAGCAGGTAGTCGTCCGAGAACCCGATGAGGGCCGTGATGGGCTCACCCAGCTCACCAGCGTCGGCGTTGGTCGAGTTGATGGGGCGGCGGGCGTCGGTCTCCCGGCCACCGTAGTTCCAGTCCGTCGGGTCACCCTGGCGCGACATGAACCACTCCTGCGGGCTGTCCACGGGTCCAGCCATGACGATGCGGTCGCGGTACACCTCGATGAGTGGGCACGACAGTGGCGGAGAAATCGTCGGAGCCTGTGCCGCGTCGGTCAGCAGGCTGAGGGTGTTCTGGACCGGGTCGTATATCTTCGGGGCGCGCTCGACCCTGAACGGGGCTCCACTGCCGTTGCCAGCACTGGTGTCGAGAGTGATGGTCCCGGTCGATACGGACGAGATGCCATACACCCCGGCCGTCACCCCAGATACAGCATCAATCTTCACCCGGTAGTCGTCGGCGTTGACGCCCTCGGCTTCGAAGTCCGGTACGGTAGATGAGGTGAACGTGGTCCCGTTGATGAACCCGTCAGAGCCAGAGGCCCCTTCCCCAACGTCGGCGATGTACAGCTTGCCGAGACGCTGCTCCGCCATGATTTCATCAGTGGAGTTCACTGTCAAAGTGGAACTGATGGCCTCAAGGTCGGTATCGTCCGTCGTTTCGCGGTGGAGCACGCCGTTAGATGCGGCGACGAGCAGGTTGTCGTTGACCTCGATTGGGTTCGCTGGTTCGTACGCGAACACGAACTCTGACATCTCGGCGTCGATTTCGGCGATGCCGCCGAACACGTCAAACGCCCCGAACCCCACCCGGTTGCCGGCATTCAGCGCAAGGGACGAAAGGCTCATTGAGGCCACAGTGACTGCGTCAACCTTAACGGTGAGGTTGTCGTTGTCGTTGAACACGTGAACCCAGAACGGCTCGGCGATGGTGGGGGAGGCCTGTAGCCCGATGACGGAAGTCGATACGGACGAGCCATCCTTATACACCCGCACGATGCCGGACAGGTTCGAGCCGGCACGCTGAATCTCCACGATGTACCCGTCAGTCGTTGGGTCAACCGCGGAAGTCATTCGCCCGAAGATATAGAACGCACCAGCGGAGGACGCAACCCGCAGGCTCGTGATGCTCTGCTGTGCCTCGCTCTGGAAGTCCGAGATTTCCTTCAGGATAGCCCCGACCGCCTGGTACTTCTGGTCCTTGTTCGCCCCGACGAGGCCCTCCCCGAGGGGAACTGGCAACCGGCCGAGCGCCGGGAGTGGGACGATGCGGAACGTGTCATCACTAGATGGGGTGCCTCCGAGGTCTGCGAACTCCAGGACCGTGCCGGCCTCGATGCTCGTTATCTCGGTAGCAGTGGAAGACTGCAGCGCCCCGCTCGTGTACTGGATGCCATCCCCAACGACGACCGCGCTGTTACTAAACAGGTCCTGGTCAGTCGATGTCAAGGTAGTGTTGGTCGAGCTAAAGAAGTGCTTCTCTCTCGGGACCACCTCAAGGATGGAGACCCCGTCAGGGATGGTCCCAGACAGGAGTTCGCTGCTGGCATCGAGTACCTTGAGTGTATCCTGGTCGTACACCAGGGTGCCGGCCGCTTCGTTACCCGTGCGCGAGGCCGTGACAGCCTCGTTCCACACCAATGTGCTACCCGTCGCAGCAGTCAGTACGGAAACCTCGTTGGCGTTGTACCCACTGGTCCACATCACGACGTCGCCGGTCGAGGCGCCGGAGAACGGGGTGTTACCAGAGTCACCGTTGTAGATGATGGAGTTGTTCGTCTTAGAGAACAGGCTCGTGGTGTGCTTGCACTCCGTCACCTTCCATGAGCTGAACGGGCTATCCTCAAGGGTCAGGTACTCGCCAAGGATGACGTAGGACCAAAGGTTGTTCGACAGGACCGTGTGCTCCGCGAATCGCGCAGCATCGTCAGAGCCCAGCTCTAACGACACATGCCCACCGTCGTCGCCAGAGAACGTACCAGTGTCCACGGCAGTGGTGTCGGCTGACGTGTAGTCATTGGCCGTGTCCATGGCGTGCAGGTACGCATTGGAGCTGTCGCCGTTGTTCGTGTAGTCGGTGGTGAATAGGGTCACCTTGTCGCCAGTATCAAGGGCTGTGGATACGCTGTCTGCCCCAATGTCGACCCTGGCCTGCAGTCCGAACGAGATGCCGTTCGATATCTTCTGGATGGTGAGCGTCGAGCTTCCGCTCATGGCGGGGGTTGTGACGTCGTCATCACCAATAGGGGAGACGTATGTGGTCGAGGTCGAGGAACTGATGACCGCGGCGGACAGAGGATTCAGGTTGCCTGCCGGATAGAAATTCCCGTTGCCGGCCGTGTTGCCGTATCCCTGTGTATCCATCTCGGACACTGAGGTCGTAGAGGTGGAGAGAATCTTGTACGTGTCCCCAGCGAGAGGAGTGTTCGACAGCGCGTCAGTCCACGGTGATGGCCTGAGCAGTGGCTGAACCGATGACTCGTGCAGTGTTCGCGTTGGCGCCGGAGGTGAACAGGATGACGTCGCCGGCGGATACGCCACTAAACGGCGAGTACGTCGCAGCTAACCCAATCGTAGTCAGGGTCCAGCCCTCGTGGGCGTTGGGGACCGCGCGGATGGCGTACGAGCCAGTGCTGTCATCCATCGCGTCGATGAACGACTGCGGGAGACTAGGCCACGAGACGAAGGCCCCGCCGAATGCGGCGACAGTCACGACCTCGCTGGCGTCTACCGTCCCGGCTGCGTAGTCGTCGTACGGGTAGAGGTTCCACTCACCGTTGATTGAGGTGATATTGGTGATAGTCAGCTCGATGCTGCTGTCCGGGTCGTTAAGGGTTGGGCCGGTCCAGTTGATGCGGAGGCCAACCACAGCACCGGAGGTGCCCGTGAACCCGTCCTCGAACGTGCTGATGTCCGCGTCACTGATGTCTGGCGACGCAGCCGTGGCGCTCGTGTCAGCACCAGTCAGGCTGGTGGCCGTAATCTTCTGGTACGAGGGTATCGGCTGTGCTTCGTATGTGTCCGACAGCTTCGGCTCATCGTAGTTCGTGGTACCTGTGAAGGTGTTCAGCCACGCGCCGGCCTCTTCCCAGTCTTCAGGGGCAACCTGGGGGATGGTCCAGTTGGTGAAGTCGTCAGTGAACCTCTCGAACTGCCGGTCGCCCAGGGAGCGGACCTGCGCCAGCATGTTCACCGGGTTACCACTCCCAATCTGGGACGGGTAGGCGTTACCGAGGCCCGGGCGCTTGCCCCCGCGAGTGCGACCTTCGAGCAGTGCGTCAGGGCGCACATTCTGCGCGTCGTGCGTGTTCATCGGCCCCGTCTTCTTGTATGACGGGAACTTGTTCATCCCACCAAGTGGGAATTCAAGGTCTTGAGATTGTTTCTCGGCCACTAGTACTGAGTCCCGTTGTACGTGATGTTGGTGACCCGGCCGCTGCCGCGACCGTACCTCGTAAACGAATCTGCGTGGTGCACGTGAGAGTGGTCGGCGTTGTAGCCGAGGTGCTCGGGCTGCGTCGCGCGCGAGTCGATACGCACCGACGACTTCAGCCGCTGGATATATGCCTCGTAATACGGTCCGTGCTTACCCTTGAGCCTGAGTTCAGCCACCGATAAGCATGACGCCAGCAGGGTCTCGGAGTGCTCGTATCCGCCAAGTGGAATCTTAGCAGAGTCACTGAGCTTCGGGGGCTTCACAATGAACCGGTAGTCGAGGACGTATTCCGCGTCGACCGCGGGGTAGAACAGGATTTCGAGCTTCTCCTCCTCGGTGCCATCCCACTCGGTAATGACCGGGCGTAGGGCAGCCACGCGCGGGCGACCGGTGGCGACCGAGTTGGTCTGCTCCATCTCGCGAATCCGACCCTCGCCCATCACCTGGATGGGTTCATACAGGGTTGAGGACTCCTGGAACGTGAAGCATCCGTCGATTGCCGCGACGTTGCTCGGGAGCAGGTAGCGCTTCGTCAGTGTGTAAGACACGCCCGTTCCCGAGGTGCCCTCGTAGTTCGTCTTCAGGACGAGGATGGCCGAGCTGGTGCGGCTCTCAACCTCATATCGCTTCCCGCCGGCGACGAAGTACGCCTCACCTGCCCAGTCAGGGAAGGAGCCACCAGAAATGAGCACCAAGGTCGAACCATTGCCTACCGTGACGGTACCAGTGGAGTACCCGGCTTCGACAGTGAGCGACTCAACGCCCTCCAGAAAACCCCACTGATGAGGAGGCAGGTTCGGGTCATGCTGGGGCGGATTGTAGAAGTTGATGAGGCCGCCTTGTATGCATGAGTTGACCACTTGCTGCTCTTCGAACGAACGGCTCGCATGGTCGTAGGAGAAGCCAAAGGGAGCACCCACTTCGCGCTGCAGGTCTTCGAACGAGTAGTACAGTGACGAGCTGCCACCCGATATCGGGAACACCGTCGGTGCTCGGTTCGCCGCGACCTGCTTGTCATGCGAGATAGACGCCGCAAGACACTCTGAGAACTTCTGCCGATGTACGGTCGACTCATCCTCGAACCATGCTTCCGCGACTGCAAGACAGCTCTGCAGCACGGTGTTTGAATGCTGCATTCCCCCGAGTGGGTACGGTGCGGAATCAGACAGCTTGTCCGGGAGGAGCGAGTATTCGTATGTGATGGTGTACGCCGTGTCCGGGGTCGGATGCAGCAGCACCTCATACCTGGTCCCCTGTGTCGTGCCGAAGGTCTGCGACTTCTCTCGAACAGCAGCGTACTTCGGCGCATCGTTTGTTTCGGATTTCTGCCGCATCGCCAGGAGGCGGTCAGCAGGGATAAGCACCAGCTTGGTCTCGGACGATGCTGAGGCATATGTGAAGTCGGACGTCACGCCCGCGCAGTTGTCTGGCAGGTCGTAGTCGAAGTCGCCCGAAGTGGTGTCGACGCCACCGCTCGCACCGAAGCCTGAGATGGTCCGCTTCAAGAACGACCAGTGGTGCATCTCGCCATTGACCGGCTCAGGGTGCAGGAAGTTCCTGTACCCCTGCTGGACCACCGCGTCGACCTCGGTGGCCTTGCCGGAGTTGGACGCATACGCAGTCCTTCCCCAGGACAGGAACACGGCCACTTGGGCCTTGAGTTCAGAATACGTGAGACTGAGCGTGCTCTCTGCCATGGGACACCTCTATATGAAAAGAAGGGGGCGGGGCGAGGACCAGTCCCCCACCCCCCTCGAAACGTCACCCGGGGTGACTAGCTCAGCGGACCCTGCACGACCTTAATCCAGTCGACGAGCAGAGTGTACGTCGCGGCGTCGTCAGTCTTGGCGCCCAGCGCGATGCTCATCTCTTCACCCGACGGGAAGGTGGCAGCGGCGATGTCCGAGGCGGACGTGAAGCTGTTCGCCTTGACACCATTGAAGTAGTACTTAATCCGCTCGGTCGGAGGCGCGACGGGGTCGTAGATGAACCCGACCTTGCAGAACGTGCTCGCGGTGATAGCACCGAGGGCAGAGACCTCCGTCTGGACGGTCTGGCCGTTCGCCTTGTAACCAGCCTGAACGTTGTCACCGTCCGAGTCGAAGACGTTGAAACCGATGAAATCGGTATCCGCCATCTCGTGCGAGTCGGTGATGAAGTTAGCCTGGTCAGCAGCCTCGTCAGAGAGACCAATGAACAGAGAGCCGTCGCCATTAACGACGTCCGGGGTCGCGATGCGAGCCTCGAACCACAGCTTGGCGTCGGCGTTGTCGCCGTCAGTGATAGCGAAGTTGCCGCCATCACCGTACGACATGGAGACTTCGTCGTCAGCGGTTGTGCCAGTGACCACCGAGAGCACGCCGCCCGTATGGGTCAGCGAGGTGCTGATAGCCGGAGTACCGGTACCAGCCTCGGAGATGGTCCAGCCGTTACGGAACGTACCGTCCGCGGCCGTCGACTCACCAATCGACAAGAAGTCATCGAAGAACACGGTGCCACCACCGACACCCGACAGGAGCTCGTGCGGGCACGACCCCCAGATGGTCGAGGACGGACCACGGCCAGTGTCGCCACCGATGGTCTTGGCAGGTCTAATAATCAGAGACATCAAGATTCTCCTTAGCCACCATCGACCAGGACACCCTGGCAGCGACGGTCGGTGCAGATGATGTTACCGGTCAGGTCAACGTGAGTGTGGAACACGTTGTGCTGATTCGGCGCCTTCGCCGGTTCACTCTCACGCAGGAAGTCATCCTTCAGTGCGCAGAAGTGGAAGAAGGCCCAGTTGATGAAGTAGACGGCCGTGGTCGCACCGGACGCGGACAGGTACGTGGATGCGTTGTCATCCAGGTACGGAACCCACGTCAGCGGGAGGCGACGGAACACGGTGTTGCCGTCCATGACTGCGATGTCCGAACCGAGGTTGGAGTTGCTGCCCTCTTGGGCGTCCTCAACCGAGGTCAGAGTCGCGAGGCTCATGTAAATCTTGTACTGGTCACCAGTGCCGTTACGGTAGTCGTTAACGTTCACTGGGGACTTGAAGCGAATCTTACGGAACATCGTACGCATCTGGTGAATCATGCCAGTGCTGGCAGTCTTCGACACGTCGGTGAACTGGTTCGTATAGTTCGCCCAGCGAGTGTACGTATCGCTGTCGAGGCCACCGGCGCCGGCGGTGAAGCCGGCGGGGTTGCCACCATTGAATCCCTCGGTCGCGTTATCCACGACCCAGTAAGGCACACCAAACATCTCGGTCTTGTCGGACGAGGTGGCGGGCTTCGACCACACCTGACGCTCAAGCAGCTCGGCCAGAGCAATCATCGCACCGGCACGGCGCGACTTCAGGATGTCCACGATGCGCTCGGAACTGCGGTTCATAAGCAGTTCTCTGCGGTCGTAGGCAAAATTGGTCGTGAAATGACGCCATGGCGCCGACATCGTGACCAACAGTTCCGGGACATTCACAACGTCAGTCTCGTAGAGACCCACGGAGCGAGCCGAGTCACTGTGGTCAATCAGCAGCGTGCGCTGGATGCCAGTTCCACCATCGAACTGGACCTTGCCCTCGCGCAGCATGCGGGACGACTCGTAGTTCTGCAGACGAGAGGCGACGTCGTTAAAACGACCACGACCCAGTTCGTCCAAAGAACCTGTTACGAGGTCCCTTACCTCACTATCGGAAAGGGTTGCCATCGATTATCTCCTATCAGCCTTCAGCCTTCCGAAGAATCTTTTCGACATGCTCACGTGCACGCTGCTCCGGGGACTTTGACTTTTGCTTCTGTCCACGAGCCTGCTTCGTCGTACGCGCAGTGAACTGACTCTTGTTCTTCTTCAGAGTGCTGGCGATTTTGTTACGCTCTGAGGCTGTCCTCTTTTCGGGGAACGCTGCATCGCGCGCCATCTCTAAGAGCACATCCTCCGGTGGCAGGGGTTGACCGCTCGTCTGGTAGCCGTTCGCCAACGCGGCGAGCTGCTGAACTACCTTGATGCGGTTCTGGGCGGGCTTCGAGTCTGGCTTCATCGCGTCGATGGAGCCCTTCCCGAACACGTCCTCCCAGGCCTCGCCCTGCTTGTCGACCCACCCGTCCAGGCGCTGGCGGAATACCTGCGCCTGCTCGTTCTGGGCCTTCTGAACCATCTGACCCAAGACACCGCCCATCATTTGATTCTGCTGGGCCATGGCCTGCATCTGACTCTGGAAGTGTTCCTTCATGCCCTTGAGTTGCTTGACGAGCTTCTCGTCAAACTCATCCTCGGGCAGTTCGAGGTCCCACTCATTCTTTTGCTCTGGGGCGTTATCCTTGTTCGTGGCAGCCTGGACCATCGCAGCGTGCTCTCGCTCGCCACGGCTAACAGCGGCCGCCAGCCCCTGTGGAGTGAACATCTCGACGTCTTGCCGCGACCAACCAAGGTTGACCGCGCGCTGGACCACACCAGGGTCGTATGCCGGCGCGTTGCCGGCTTCTATATCCCCACCCTCTTCCTCTGCGGGCTCGATGTCTTCCGCAGGCTCATCAGATGGTTCATCGTCACCGAGTGAGGGCTCATCGTCATCCTCACCGGTTTCGTATTCGTACGTAAAGTCCGCATCGTTCGCGGGCCCACTTGACGGTTCCACCTCTTCGGGAATCTCGTCGAAGTTCTCGGCCTCGAAGTCGTTCTGCGACTCTTCAAAATCGTTTGCTGCAAAATCTTCTGCCATTGTTCAGGTCCTCAATCTGGGGTCGGGTCGGAGTAGCCCGCGTTGCGGTCGTGCAACTTGAGCGACCTCGCGAGTACCCGACGCTGCTTCTTGTCTGTGATGATGGCCTGCCCACTCTCAGTGAACTGGGTGGGGGCCCCGGCTTTAACGGACTCCTCGTACGCTGCTTGCCTCTGGTCCGGTGCAACCCCCAGGGCGTCGCAGGCGTACGGATAGCAAGCGTGACTCGTAGCGTTCTTGCACCAGTCGAGGCGGACATCGCGCTCGTACACCTCACCGTCGATGGTGATGGTGGCGGGGCGCTTTTCCCCCATGGGCTGAAACAGCTCATGCACCTTGCTGCCGTCCTTCGTAGAGTACGAGTAGATGGGCATCAATTCTTCCTAGAACTTGTAGCACTTACCGTGGTCGTCAGTCTTACCCTTCTTGGCCGCAACAGGGCCTTGGCCCTTTTCTGCCAGAGGGCTACCGAGGCCGATGTAGGTATCAACCGAACCGGGCTTTTCTGTGCTGACGTTCTTCGGACCCGAGAGCATATCAGTGGCCTTCGGGCCACCCTTGCCGCTCGGCGGGTAGTTCGTGCCGCCAGCATCTTTCTTAGGACCAGCTGCCATAGTTACGCTCCTGTGTCTTGCGAGCCGCCTGACATCAGCTTCGCTACCATATCGTTGGTGTCGCCCTCATTGTCAGGACGGGCTTCTGAACGTCTCGTATACGTACGATTCGTATTCGGGGACTGTGTGGGTCGCTCGCCGGTGCTCCCCTCGCCCATGCCCGGCTCTTCTTCCGGGGTGGCAAAGATGACGATGTCGGCCAGCTCGTTCTCCAGGGCCGTGTAGTGACCCATGGTCTTGATGAGCGACTCGAAGTTAATCTGAATACCCTGGGCTTCCATCTGCGGAGTCAGAGGCATGAGAACGTTCTGCATGAAGTTCATCAGCGACTGCATCCGGGTGCCCGGGGTCTGGTGCTGCATGCTGTACGGCTCGATGTCGAACGCATAGTCGAGCAGGTCACCTTCCTGCTTGTCTTGCGACCAGCTGGTGGGAATCTCGACCGACGTACCCTCGACCTTCTTCGTGACACCGTACTGTGCCACTGGGTCGTTCCACATCCAGTACGCCAGGTCCTCGACCACGTTCTTCGTGTATTGCACGACGCCCTTCTGAAGGTGGTTCACCATCTTCGAGGCGTTTTGGTCTAGGAGCTGGTCCTGGCCCAATGTTGGGGCTTGTGGGCCAAGACCAGCGAGGATGTCGATGCCGCCGGCGTAATGCGAAAACAGCTCTTTGTTCTGGAGGATAAACGCAAAGTTGCTCTGGTCGATTCCTCCGAGCGACATCTCCATCGCGCCCTTTGTGTCGTCAACGGGAATCATCTCGCCATCGGAGGTCTTGATGACGCGCTCACCGTCCCGCGTGTGTGCACGCTTAACGACACCAATCTTCTTCTGCCTCTCGGCCTGGCGCGCAGTCTTATTGAACAGCCGGTTCGCCAGGATGTGCAGGTCGTACCACACCATCATTGGCGACATCGGCATCAGGTTGTCAGCAACCGGGTAGGCCCGGAGTAAGTGGAAGGGGCCCCTCTCGGGACCCTCCCAGTCGACGTAGCGCAGCGGTTCCCTGCTCCGCAGCACTTCGCCTTCTTCGGACACCGCCAGCGTGATTATCGAGGACTCGAACGGTAGCCACAGCTCCAGCAGACGAATCTTCGGCACGACATCATCGTAGTATGTATCGTTGCTCCCCCCACCAAGGCCACGGCCGATGGTCTCGGCCTTCGGGTTGCCGCGCTCCTGGAAGTCGCCACGGCGTGACGGGTAGAGGCCTGCGGTGTTCTCGAACAGGCCACTGTCCATCACCCACTCGTAGGGAGCGTCGTAGAAGTGGCCGGCGTAGGACACTTGCTCGTACCTTTTGACAGACATGTCCATGACCCAGTCGTCTATGGATATCTGGTCGTAGTACGGCTGCCCCGCGTCGTGCAGAACCCCACCTACCTCCACCTCCCCCGAGATGGCCATGCCCACCTTTCCGATGCCCATGGTGAACAGGTGGTCGAGCACCACGTCGTTCTGCGTGGAGCGGAAGTTGATTTCCTTGAACAGCTGATTGAGCCCCAGCTCGAACTCGTATGCGTGTGGCTTCAGGTCGTTCTTGTTCGTCGTCACCAGCACCTTGGGAGTCTCGCTCGCCAGGTGTGCCATCAGGGTCGACGTGGCCATGTGGGCCATGTTCAGCGGGATGCGGTCCTCCGCCCCGTCCAGCGAGTAGTGAGCACCGACAGTGTTCTTGATGAAGTTGTAGTGCTTCCGTTGGAAGTTTTCGAGCTTACGTCGCGACCACTCGACCGAGTCCGCTAAAGTCGTCAGCTCTGATGACTTCGGCTCGTTGTCCGGTCGTGCGGACGGCTGGGTCTCATTGGTGTCCGAAGAGTACGCAATCATCAGTACCAGCTCCCATCGAGAGATGAGGGTGTCTCAGGAGTAACTAGACTGCGGGCGTGCTCCTCTTGCCGCGCCGCGAAAGTCCCGTAGGGAACGTCGGGTATCTGTGTATCTGCCGCATCATGGGCCTCGAACGCTCGGAGCAGCAGTGCGTCAGCGATGACACGGTCACCGTGGTTCTCACGCGCCGACGAGGGGTCGACTTTGTTCTCGCTCTTCGAGTGCGCCACCGAGCCATTAGCCATGTAGACGTACTCGCGACATTCATCGAGGGCGAACCGCGACCTGTTGATGAAGAAGCCCGATTCGACGGCCTTGCGGTAGTTGCCGAGGAGTTCGAGCTTCGTCTCTCTCGTGGAAGACCAACCCGGGAAATCGGTCTTGGTGGGTGATAGCGTGCCCAGCTGCTCCTTGTAATAAATGTTGCGAGCGCCGGCCTCGGTTATCTCATCACCAAATATCCGCCCCGGTCCGTTGGCCTCCCAGATAATGAACGCTTCCTCATTCCCATCAGACAGCCAGCGAGCAGTGGCTAGGGTGAGGATGGCGAACTTGTGTGGGGGGATTCTAGGGTCAACGAATTCGAGTAGTTTTTCGCCCGTCTGGGGGCAGCCGCCGGAGAGGACACTATTCGAGCTGCCAGTACCAGTAGCAATATCGCAAGCGACAGCGTAAGGACGGTCCATAACCAGTCGGCCAGTGTCAGCCTTGGGGTGTGACCACAGCTTGAATC